TCACGACTCAAATCTAAATATTTTCTTTACACCTTTAAAAAAATCAGATACCCAGAACACCATGTCAGTTCGCATTATGCGCCTCGGCCATAACATTCTAAAACCCAAGACTGACAGTACAGTAGAGATCATAAGTTGGTTAATCAGATAGATAAAATGAATCTCACTGTATGGTAAATGCATGATTTCTATTAAAGTAGTAAAAAAAATACATCCACCAATTGTCAGGAGTAACCGAGGAAATAGATCATATGCTTTTTCAAAAACTTTCGTCAGAAAGATACGAAAAATAGATTTCTTTTTATAATAATCATTCATATAAAAATGATAATCAGCCAAAGAAACAAACCAGAAAAATAGCAGGGAATAAACCAGTGGAGATGCAGGAGATACTGCTCTACCAAAATACTCAATGAACTTATCCCAAACACTTTCTTGATCTGAAAAACTCGTATAAAGAAAAAACAAATAAGTCACCACACCGCCAAGCAGCACAAATGAAACAAATGCTTTTGACCATAAATCATACTTTTCATCACTAGTCAGGCTATAGTGTTTTTTTTCCATGTTTATAATTCACCCAATCTGTCATACGGATTCAACGTAACGGCCGCATCCAGGTGATCGGGGGCAAAGTGTGCATAGCGCATCGTCATCTGGATTGAAGTGTGACCGAGAATATCTTTTAGCACCAGGATATTACCACCATTCATCATAAAGTGGCTGGCGAAGGTATGCCGCAGAACGTGTGTTAGCTGCCCTTCCGGTAAATCAATTTGGGAACGTTTTAACGCCTGGCGAAAAGCATCATAGCAAGGGCTGAAGAGTTGACCGCGGCGGCGCGGTAATAGCTGATACAGCTCCGGGGAGATCGGCACAGTCCGGTTACGTTTCCCTTTGGTGTTAATGTAGGTCACCCGATACGGCACAAGCTGTGATTGCTTTAGCTCCTGGGCTTCACTCCACCTGGCACCCGTTGCCAGACAAATCCGCACAACACTGCCGAGATCGGGATTACTCGACGCATCACACTCATTAAGGATGAGGCGAATATCATCGTGATACAAAAAGGCTAACTCGCTGTCACTTTCCTTATACTGGCGAATCCCATCCAGCGGGTTATCCCCTTGCCATTCACCCAGGCGTTTTAACTCATTAAACACCGCACTTAAGTACGAATGCTCACGATTAATGGTAGATTCTTTCACTGGCTTATCGAAACGCCCAAACTTACCGCTTAACCGCTGCTTACGATATTCAGCGAAATCCGCTTTCGTAAACAGACTAGCGATCGGATCGCCCAGGTTTGCACAGAGTAGCTCTAACTTGCGTAATCGCCCTTCCCCATCAGCCAGAGAACGGCCGTGCATATCAAACCAGCGTTGAACCAGTTCGGATAGGCTTTGCCCTGCATCTTCTGCCGCAGAAGTATCAATCGATACTCCACCAAACTTGAGCTGACGCTCGTAAGATAGCGCCTCGCCTTTGCTGGCGAACTGCTTACGCAGGCGTTTTCCGGTACGCCCTTCCGGGTATGTTTCACTCAACCACTTTCCGGTGGGTAACTTCCTTACGGCCATTGATCCTATCCCGTTATCAAAAACGGGATAGTTTTACTGTATATAAAAACAGTTATCAATGTTTTTCAGCCAACTACACATATAATATTTAGAAAATTTATATAGTGCTATCGACTATGATTTGGCTAATATAACCATCTCTTAGTATTCTTTCTTTCTTATTATTTACTGACTCAGTAGCAGCTAATTTATAATCATCAGGGATATGAGATTCAAAATCAGTAAGCTTTTCGCTTAAAACATCAACATCTATCACACTGATATCTTGACTCTTTGAAAATCTTAGCAATGATACGAATAAAGTAAAGAAGTTAGATTTATTATTCCAATATGATTTGGCTGGCAACTTTAGCTTAATAATCAAATCAGAAACTTTATTGAAAGTATCAACAATCTCATCTTTATCCGTAAAATCATTAACATAAAGATCTAAGTGGTCGTATATTTTTTCGTTTCTATTGTAAAATGAGTAAATATACGTTGACATAATATTTAGCGTATACATTAAGTTTACTTTTCGCGTAATATCTCTTTGTGTGAAAATATTTTTTGATGTAATCAATTTAATGAAATTTTTAGCATTTTTCTTTTTAGCCCAAGAATAAAACTCACTTGGTATGTTTGGATCTTCTTTAAATAAAGAATTATCTTCATCTTCGATAAAATCAACCAAATCCGTTAAGAATTTAGCTACAAACATATACTCTGAAGTTGAATATTGAGATGACAGTTTTTCTATAGTTGATAGTGAGTTAGATGTTCTATTTATTCTTTGAAATATATCATTTACTTTTGGATCGGAATTATCCAAATCTAACTCAATTACTGCGACCTCATACTTTAAAAACTCTGATTTTTCATCATCACTAAGTTGAGAGAAAACTTTCCCATTAACAGAAAATTTATCACTAATAAATTGTGTTATGGCATTAGTTCGCTGTTGTCCATCAACAATACATGAAACAGTTGCCATTTTTTCGATATCAACTTTCCCTTTAGATATAAATATTTGAGGAAAAGGATACCCTTTCAAAATAGTATCAATAAAGTCTTTATTATGCGTTTCCCTCCAAACTAAATTCCTTTGAAAGTAAGCATCTGGTATTAATTTACCAGAACGAATATCATTTACTAAGTTTAGCAATGAAATAGATCTAACGCGATATTCTATCATATTATTCCTCAGCGACAGACTGATAATTCTTGATATTAAAAATAGTTGTCAATTGTTTTTTTTCAAAGAAATAGCTAGAAAGATAAAAAGCAACATTGATATCTTTAAAATAAGAGACATACTTAACCGATAGTTCACTAAAAAAACCTAGCATTCTTTCTCTTTCACCACAAACAGGCATATTTTCAGGAAAAATAATTCCCTTTAGAATATAATCTTTTAAAAATTCCAAATTATTAATAGGATCCCTATTAGATTGTAATTTACGCCCATCTCTAAAACCCTTAGTTTCTTTAGAACAAATTTCCATTAATTTACAAAACCAGGTACTGTCAATAATGGCAACATCTAAATCTGATTTATCAGAAGAAAATTCTGTATTTTTGTGATAACTCCGTCCAATTTTTGCAGAACCAGCAACATGTACAGAAGTAATTGGAATGGATAAGAATTGACTTATGCTATTCAGGATATCAAACTGCAAATCGTAATTACTTTCAAAAGCATAAGTTGGAAAAGTAAGGTAGATTTTTCTTGCAATATCATATGCAGATATATTTTTAGAAAAATCATTCTTTACAGAATTACAATAATCGACCATACAAATCCTTTTATTTAAAATAGCCTGGTGGAATCATCACTACTTCAATATGGTAATAACAACCATCCCAACGCCCTTAACATCATCAATAGAGCATTCGAATTTAGTTGCGTTACCGGATACCTGAATGCGGTTACCTGGAATGCGGGCTACGTCGTACACGTCTACATCACCATCAATATCTAACAACCAACGGCCATTGCTGACCTGGGTAACAGACATATCGGCGATCCAGGCGTTGTTGCCTTTCTCTATGAAAGCAGGTTCGGACACAGAATCATCAAGCAGTGTGCTATCAACGCTCCATGTTCCGGCGTCTTGCAATCTGCCGCCGACAATCCTGATCTTTTTCAATGAGATGCAGGCATTATTAATAGCACTTTCGGCAGGCTTTGCAAGATCTTGAAACATTTCACCTTCACCTGTAGCTAACCACGTTAGGGAAGCTCCCGTCTCAAGAGCGCATCGGATAACTACTTCTCCAGGAAAGTATTCTCTTTTTATCCAGGTGCTGACGGTTCCATTACCAACATCAAGATGGTCATGTAACTGCTTTTGCATCGTGAACCCATAGGCTTTAAGGATTCTTTCAACTACGCCTTTCCCGCCATCAAACTTCATAGATATCAAATTCCAGTTTATTTGATTGACAGATATCTTTTTTGATTTTAACTTAGTTAAAAGATAACAATTGATACCCATCAGTAGCATAACTTAACTAACAGAACAGAATGCCTTATGAAAACGCCACTTTCAATCACTCTGGCTACACCGTATGTCACATTAAAAGAGTTTTCTCGCATCAGCGGATTACCAATAGCGACCTGCTACCAGTGGGTACACCTGGGAAAGCTGCCTATCCGGGCTAAAACAGCGAAAAACGAGCGAACCATGATTAACCTCCTGGCACTAACAAAAGAAGCCGAATGGGAAGCACGGCTTGGTGCGTAAATTCAAATTTGTGAATTTATTATCGATTTCAATAGGGATTTGACCATGTTTGATTACCAAATCGCAAAACACCCGCACTATGCCAATGCGTGTCGCGCATTTGCCACCAGGCACAATCTGGTTGAACTGGCGGAAATGGTAGGTATGAACCCGCAGATGCTGCGCAACAAGCTGAACCCAGAACAGCCTCATCGCTTAACGTGCGATGACCTGTTGACCATCACGGATGCCTCTGAGGATTCAACACTGATCGACGGCCTGCTGGCACAGCTTAATTGCTTGCCTGCTGTTCCCATCAACGAAGCGAAAGCAGAACAGCTAACCACGTATGTATTACAGGCCACCGCCGCCGTGGGCGCTGTCGCAGCAGAAAGCCTCTCTACCGAGCGAATGAGTCAAACACGGCGAAATTCTTTTATGGAAAGCATCAATTCCGGTATTCGCTATCTGTCGTTAGTCGGGTTGACGCTGCAAACCAGAATACAAGCCAATCCCGCAATGGCTTCCACCGTAGATGCACTGAGCGGGATCGGGGCGTCTTTGAATGTTGGGTGAGTAAGAAAAAATGGAAATGCCAATTTTTGGTTTTATTAATGCGGGGCGTGCCGATTTGAAAAACGGAAACCTCAGTATTAAGAGTGCGAATTTGTTCCTTGATAATCTGGAAGAATATGCTCGTGAAATGAGTAATGAGATTAATGAACTGAAAGCATCATCCCAGCCGTCAGGTAACTGTTTCGTTAACTTGAATAAAGACAGTAAACATACAGCCCCTTTATGCCGCCAATATCATTTACATGGTGAACATGTCGGCAATGTTCACTATATGGTTGAATGCTTTACTGATAAAAATTATGGCAGCGTATCTAGTGTCGTTGATGGTATTGACGATTTCATTTCCTCCCGATTTATAGAGGAAAAAACACTATCAAAAGACACATATGGCTGTATGCGTATTAATACGATTGATGGCCGTATTGTTATCAAATCTGATTCCATAGTGGCGATTTCTGAAATTAAAAGAAAATATGATGTAACCGCTGTTATACATCTTAATTCAGGTAAGGAATTTGATACTGGCCTTTCTTATGAAAAAGTTGCATCTGTTTTTTTGGATTATTTGGGGAGAGAACGCGGGACGATTAAACGCCCCGTCGGTATTTAAATGTTCCCCACAAATCCTTTAGGGCTGATGTTAGTTCCTAAACTACGGTCAAGTGCTTTGCCTAATTGTTTATAGAGGCTTTCAACTTCATGACGGTCATTTTCGGACAACTTGATCGGTTCAATAACGTCGAGAGTTTTTGAAAGCGTTTTATCGAGAAGATTGATTATTTCCTTTTCAATCATGATTCCCTCTTTTGTGGTTGGTTGTTTTTGGCGATTCAATCCTACCACAAGACCATGCGCCGGGCATGGCTAAAACCCGGCACCTATTCGCAACCGCCTATACGTGGGCGGTTACCAATAGGAAGGAGGAAAACAATGATTTCCATTGCTCGTTTACTCATTAGTCAGTCGCCTGCACCGGGACTGATGAACCAGGGTAAAGGCTGGTTTGAGCTGTCGAATGGTCAACGCTGCCAGCCAAAACCTCACCAGGTTTATTTCGCTCCGTGGAGCAGTAAGCCTTATATGCCTGAACAAAAACATCGTGCGTTGCCGTTGCGACTAATATCGCTATTGCACCGTATTGTTGGACTGAGGGGGAAAGCATGACAGCCTTTACCGTCAGCAGTATGCAGAATTTACCCGCTGGGCTGCGCAACGTGATCGGCAAGCACTTTGCTGATAGCCGCTGGCGTGAAACCTGCGCGTATTACAATAGCCTGCATGAGCGTGACCGTTTGACCCTCTGCTTTCATGCGCAGATGAAAAAGAGCCAGACCGTTTACCGTCTGGAGGAAATGCCAACCGCAGAGCGT